TATATAAAAAGTATACTAATCCATATGAATATATTCATACAAATATACCTCATGCAAGACAATCTATATGTTCATACAAACCCTTATCTAGATCATTTTTTAAAATGATAGAGGTAATAAATATACACGATTTATTTAAAAATTTAACAGATATTAATATTAAAACATATCACTTAGCTGAAGGACCAGGTGGATTTATAGAAGCGGTTGCTTATTTAAGAAAAAATAAAAATGACCTTTATTATGGTCAAACCTTGATTGATAACAGTGATAATAATGTACCAGGATGGAAAAAAAGTAATGACTTTCTAAAAAAAAACAGAAACGTAAAAATAATTACAGGTAATGATAATACAGGTAATTTATTATGCAAAGAAAATTTAAAATATTGTTATGATAATTTTAAGAATAGTATTGATATAATCACTGGAGATGGAGGTATTGATTTCTCTAATGATTTTAATCAACAGGAAAAATTAGCAATTAACCTTATATTTGCTCAAGTTTGTTATGCTATTATAATGCAGAAACAAGGTGGTCATTTTGTTATTAAGATATTTGATATATTTAACAAATCTACATTAGAGATAATTTATTTATTAGCATCATTATATGATAGAGTATACATAACAAAACCACATTCCAGTAGATATGCTAATTCTGAGAAATATATAGTATGTAAAGGATTTAGAATTAAAAACAGTGATGAATTTTATCATAAATTCTATTCATTATTTGAAAATAATATTTTTGATAATTTTATTACAAATATATTAACTAATGATATTCCTGTTTATTTTTTAAATAAAATAGAAGAAATCAATTCTATTATAGGACATTATCAAATTGAGAACATAAATAGTACTATCAATTTAATAATAAATAATGTTAGTGGTGATAAATTAGATAATATTAAAAATGCTAATATACAAAAATGTTTAGGTTGGTGTAATAAGCATAAATTGCCGGTTAATTCAATTAGTGATAATAAATATATTACTTCTGTTAATGCAAATAGTAGCAAAACTGAAAATAGTAGCAAAACTGAAAATAGTAGCAAAAGTGAAAATAGTAGCAAAAGTGAAAATAGTAGCAAAACTGAAAATAGTAGCAAAACTGAAAATAGTGCAAATCATATAATTACTTAAAAGAATGTCATTGTGAAACCTACTTTACCTCCTGTACCATTAGCACAATTAGTAAATAATTGTTTAGAACCTCGTTTATGGAATATTTTGGGTTTGGTAACCTTAGATTTGATAAAGTATGGGGCAACTGGATTACCAGTATAGTGTAGGTTAGGATTTTCAGTTGTTGAAGAACCAGTAGTTCCCCAAGTATCGGTTTTATAAAAGGTAGAATAATTCTTTGTTATCGTATTAAGTTTTAATCTTTCAAGACGAGAACTACTATCTACTGCGCCTTGAACCCCATATTGTTGATTATTAGGTTTATAAACAGTTATTTTACAATTAGCTTTATTAGTTACATTATCGGGGTCACATTTGCTGTGTCCATGAAAATGTGAACTAGTTGTTGATAAATTATCGGTTGGATGTATATAATTTCCATCAGCATCATAATAATTATGACCAGATATAGATGTATTGTATAACTTATATTCGTATGTTTTACTCCTTGATTGAAGATAACTTTTAGAATTAGTATAATAATTCTTGGACTGTGGTATTAAAGTTGTGCTACTTCTTATTTTAGCACCTGCCGATTTTGTGCCTTTTGGTCCACGGGTTGGGTTACTAATTAAGCAATTACTTGCATCAAGAAGTGGTGCTGGATTTAATCTGAGTTCTTTATTTTGACCGGTTGCATCTTTGCCTAAAAGTTTAAATTCTTTACCTATTACTAATTCTACGTTAGAACAATCGTTTTCGCAATTTACATAGGTTGCGTCTGTTCCTAAACTATAGGTTGACCCTCTTTTTCTATATAACTTTAGAGGTCTCGCTTTAGGATACCAATTTCCAATATAATTATAATTAGCATTTGTAGTAGCATCTAGAGTACCATTAGCTAAAGGCGCTACATTCTTAGGAACATATGTTATTTGATTATTTACCTTATATTGAGTAATTGTTGTTGTCATATCTATATTAATATATATATTGATAATATAAATATTAATTACTGGAATTTATAAATAATAAAAATCTATGTTTATTATAATATTATTATCAAAATAGATTATGAAATTCCTAAAAAATATACAGATTAATATAAACAAGTTTAATATAAAGAAGATTACTTTAATACAAATATATATAGTTATTTTACTTTCAGGTATTATATTTCATTTAATAAAACATATTAATAGATATCTTAATATTAACCCCTTTTTTAATTTTAAAGCAAATTTGTTTAGAGGTAAAATTATTGAAGGATTTGAAGAAGAAGAAATCATAACAGTAGGTAGTTCTGATAAAAGCACAAAAGAAGTAACTATACCTGATGGTAATTGGGAAGTTGATTCTACACCAGTAAATAAGCAAGATCCTAATTGGCCAGATACATTTGATGCTACTATTGATGGAAATATATTAACAGTAACAAGAACCGATTGGACTGCTGGTTGGGGTCAACAACTTGAATTAAAAATAACGAAAAAAAAATTTACACTTGAACCTATATGTAAGGATTATAATCACAGTGTTGATGTTAATAAATTTGATAATTGCGATAGTAATATCCGTAACATTATTAAATCTAAATTATTAACTGAAACTGATTATGGAGGTATAACTATTCCATCTGGGTTTGAAAATAATGTAGATTGGTGTACAAACGACCCTTTTAGGTATAAAATTAAAGATATTGATAAACCTAAAGGTAAATGTTTTAAAGATATAATTAAATATGTTCAAGATAAGTGTTGGAAATATCATAAGGATAATATAACAAATGAAGATGAATCTATTAAAAATGATGCCCAAGAGGCAAAATATTTAGCAGATGAATTTAGAAAAATTAGAGACAAAAAAACATCTATCAAAGAATGTGGAATTCCTTATGATCCGAATATAGACCTTACTTGATTTATTAAATAATAATATATTGTTATATTAATTAAATAATTAATATAATATGTTTAAATCTGTTTACTTATCTAACCATGATATAAAAATAGTACGTCATTTAATTATTTTCTTTATAATAGTATTTACATTTCTAATGGTTATAGGTAATAAATATTTTATCCAAAAAAATGAAAACCAAACAAATAATAAAATAGAAACTTTTATACCCAAGTTTGGTAAGGGAGAGCAGGATTGTAAACCTAGACATTATTGTGGACATGGTGGTCAGGTTGAATACGTAGACGATTTTTCTTGGTCACAAAATAAGGAAGAAGATAGTGGATTATTTGGTAGCGGAGGCGGCGGAGGCGGCGGCGCCAGTGGTGCTGATGGTAGGGAGAAACATAGTAATTGTAATGAAGAATATGAAGCTCAAAAAAAAGAGGGGGTGGCATGTCCAACTCCTTGTGCTCCAGGACAAGATCAAGCCTGGGCGGCTGGTGCACATGAAAGTCAGATAGATGCGAACGGTAAATTATTAGAGAAATATAAGGACAATTTAGGTAGTTGTTTAAAAAATTTTGTTAATGTAGGGGGGTTTATTTCATAATTTTATTCTGATAATTTTATTCTGATAATTTTATTCTACTTTAATTTTATTTAATATGATTATAATATAATAATAATATTAAATGCCTTGTGCAATAGGTAGTCAAATGAAGGCAAAAAAACCACATGATGAACTTAAATGTAACGAGAATGGTGGCAAGGGTAAACATTGTAATGGTAACAGAGATTATCCTGTAGGAAGTAAAGAAAATGATTATGAAAATAATGTTGAAACAAATAATAAGTATTTGGATCTTTTAATAACAAATTCTGGATTAAAATGTAAAAGATGTGTACCAACTGGCTACAAATGTAAATTAAAACATGATGATACAATAATAGAACGACAACCCGGGAATGATGGTGACATAGTTGACTCATATTTTTTCACAGATGACAAAACATTAGAAACCGGTTTGATGCCTAGAATGGTAGATAGTCTAGGTAGAATTATAACAAATATTAGTATAGACAATGTATTAAGTGTTAAAAAAGGAGAGGATGCTATTTGTAGACCATATAAAGTATATATCAATACAGATGAAGATGGTCAACATGTACCTGTATGGTGTAATATCGCAGACGAAACTATTAAAGATGCTAATTTAGATATTAGTTCATTTAGTGATGCGACATCGAGAATATTAGCGTATAAAGTTAGACTAAATAAAGCAAATGGTCAAACACCTACAAGTGGTTTTCAAAATATGAAGAGTAATAAACTAAATCCTCAAAATTTAACTTTCGATGATGATATACCTATGAAAGTATATTATGGATTATTAGGAGTTGGAGGTATATATCTTTTATATCAATTAAGTAAAAAATATGGTAACAAATTAAACTTGGATTAATACTAATTAAATTGTTATATTTAACTTGTTGCATTTAACTTGTTGCATTTAACTTGTTGCATTTAACTTGTTGCATTTAACTTGTTGCATTTAACTTGTTGTATTATTTATTTTTGTTATGTAATATATAATAGTAATTATAATATGGCGTGTGCATTAGCTAGTCAGTTATCAAAAAAAGCACCAGGACAACCTGGTTTTCCTATAGGAACTAAAGGAGAGGATATTGGTAGTAATTTAGGAACTAAAATGAAATATATGGACCTAATTACTAAACATTCTGAATTACAATGTAAAAGTTGTACACCAACTGGTTCTAAATGTAGAATAAGTGAACATGGCACACCTATTAATGATGGTAAAATTGATGGTTCACCTGACCCTCCGGGTGCCATTGTTAATTCATATATTTTTAATAGAGACGAAACCTTGGGTGTTGGATTAGCCCAAGGAATGTCTGAAAATACTACTAAATTGTTTAATAAAATAGGAAAAAGTGATACTTTAGATTATTCTGAAGATGATATATGTAGACAATATTATGTTGGTGTAAATAGAAATGATAATGGTATAGAACAACCGTCTTGGTGTACTATAAGCGATAATTATATTAAAAATATGGACCCGAGTTGGAACTTCCTCTGGGCTATGGAACCTGACTCACGGTCAATGGCAATCAAGGTAATAGAGGGAAAATTTGATTTCGAAAAAAAACAAAAAAATTGTGAAAATGCTGGAGGTACTTGGAAGAATGATACTTGCTCAAATGGTTTTCAAAATATGAAGAGTAATAAACTAAATCCTCAAAATTTAACTTTCGATGATGATATACCTATGAAAGTATATTATGGATTATTAGGGGTAGGAGGTATATATCTTTTATATCAATTAAGTAAAAAATACGGTAACAAATTAAATCTTGATTAATACAATCTTTTGATAATACAATCTTTTGATAATAATTTCCTTTAATTAAATAATTTAATTAAAAGAAATTTCAAAATAAACTATCAGATTTTATTTAATTAACAGAATAAATCCCCTCCATAAGCAGAAGAATAACTTCCCATTTGATTACCCTTATTACACCAAGGCATTTTAGGTGGGAATGAAAAACTAACTGTTCTAGATTCAAACCCTTCCATTCCTGCCTTTTGCGTTAATAATTCAGTAGTATGTTTGTTATTTGCCTTAGCATTTATTTCATTTTGCATTAATATATATAAGGTTATTAATAAGAAGAATAAGATAAATGGTAATAATACTAAAAACCAAGATATACCGCTATATCCTGCCTTACATATTAGATCTAAAACCCAGGTAAAGAATAATATATATATAAATTCAAGAATAAATATAGCTATTACGCTTGGAGTATCGCAACTGAAACTACCCATACAATATTTACCTATAGGTTGACCTATGTTTTGTATTAAAATTATCGCAAATGCAACTATGGATATAACAAAGTATATAAATGCTGGACGACATAACTCTTTTATATTAAGACCTTGCTTTTTTGTTGGCATATAATATATTAAAATAAAATATATTATTTGTCTATTATTTTAAAGTATATATATATATTATTTTAAAGTATATATATATATTATTTATTTACTGTAATTCATCTGATACTTTACTGTAATTCATCTGATAATTGTTGTTTATAAGGTCTTGGATTTACTGGTTGTTCTTGACCCATCAAACCATTAAAAAAACTATTAATTCCAAATCCTATATTTTCTCCTAAATTAGAAAATGATTGAGGTAATACTGTATATCTTGCATCAATAGACATATTAAGAGAATTAATTACTAAGAATAAAACAAGTATACCAATTAATATTTTTGCAACAAATTTCATTATATATTAACAATAAATAATAAAATAAAAATTAAAGTAATTAAAACTAATTAAAACCGAATATTAAATACTAAAGGATTTATCAAATCTATCAAAATGGCGTTCTAATCCATAATATTGTCCAGTTTTACCCCATGTATATGGATTACCTCCATCCCACATTGTTCCTCCCCCAGTTGTAATATCTAATACTTCTTTATTTGTATTGAAATTACTACAAGAATTGGACCCTCCTCCCATTATGCGTGTGATATTACGTATGTTATTACGTATGCGTTTACGTCTGCTTATGCTATTACGCCTTTTCATACGTCTATTCGTGCTATTTCTATAAGATTTATATTTGTTACCTTTTTTTCTACTGCATCCCATACCCCCTTTTTTTGTTTTATTTAATTGTTTCCTTCTATTATATTTTTGTTTCATTGTTATTTATTATAATATAATATTTTATAATTATTAAATTATTCAATATCTACGTGAGTCAACATATGGCGACGACAACACATTTTATTAAGATTTAACAAATCCATCACCTTTGCCTCAGGTGTTTTAACCTTTGACAATGTTGATGCTGTTAAATATTTTACTTTATTTACATTTTCCATATCTGTTTCCTCAAGTCCACCTTCTTCTTCTATCTTTAATTCCAATACTTTTTGTTGATAGTATCTATATTTATCTGCTAATACATTACCACAGGTAAAACACTTAATAGGTATGATCATAATTTATATATATACAAATAGTTTATATAAATTATATTAAATAATATTTATATATCAATTTTCTTTTATTTGTTTGTTTTGTTTTGTTTATTTATTTTGTTTTATTTATTTTGTTTATTTATTTATTTTATAATGGCGCATTATTAGGACAGGATTTTTTACCTGGATAACATTTCCCTAAATAATAATAATAATCAATTAAACTTTTAATAGTTGATGGGCCATTTCTATCACCTGCAACGCACATATTTTGTCCATTATAAGAATTATATGCGCAACAAGTAGATGAATTACATTTGTTATGAGTGTCTAAGGTAGCACATATTTTTTCGCGTTGATTAATTGTTTTAGTACATGAAGGAGGATATATAGTTTCTAATATATCTTTTGAATAGGTATCTATATTAAAAACACCAACATTTTCTTGAGAACCCGATTCTTGTTGTACTTCTCCTCCATAAACAGTGCTTAATTCTCCTGAATCATTATATGCTGAATTAAAATTCATTCCAACATCACCTGTAAATAATCCTTTGTTTTCACCTGTTTCTTTTAGACTTTCATTGTGTTTAGTAATTGCTTCTTCGCCTGCTTTTTTTGCCGCTGTTTTGGCACCTTCTAAAATGTCAGTCATTTTAGTATTATCAAATGTAGCTTTAAAATTATTATCCTTATCATTCCCTGTATAAATTGTTCCAACAGGTTCTTGATTAATATCTGATGGAGGACCTAACAAATCATTATTGGAATTTATTTTATTCCAAAATGCTTCCTGCATTGCATTACCTATATTTGTTTTACTTAGAATTTGATTAGTATCAGTAATATTAGTTGGATTTGATCTATCTATATCATACTTGTCTTTTAAAGTTCTTTGAGCATCTACTAATGTGCCTGTTTCCACCCCGTTTACTTCTTTTTTAATATTCGATGTTTCTGAGTCGGTGGGGGTCGCCATTGATTTTATTCCTATATCCCAAGTATTATCTGGCATCCAAGTATTACCAGTTGTATTACTTGACCAGTATTCATCTGAGTTGCATCGAGTATCATATTCATTTATGTTATTATCTACCGTGTTATTTAATATTTCAACACAACCACTTGGTACACAATCCTCTTGTGTTGTTTTATCTGTATCTACAGTACCATCAGGTTTAGTACAAGTACCAAATTCAAGACAATCTTCGCGCGTTTTTTTGTTAGTAACTTCATCACCATTAGAGTCACTACAAACACTGTCAGGTATAGTAAAACGGAAATATTTACCTACATTATATGTTATACCAGGTCTAAAACCTGTACCTGATTTTATTATCTTTATGCTATCTGGATTTATTCTATCCCATCCACTCTCTTTCTGAAAAGATATTTCCGCATATTTGCCACCATTTTCATTGTGTATTTTTTGTGTTACTTCTCGTCCCCCAACAATGTCATTAAGACTTCCTGAACCTTGATTTGTAACCTGTTGTATATCACTTGACTTTAATTTGGTATGATTATAATTATCATATTCTTGGTGTTTTTTATATTCATATTCTAATTTTAATACTTCATTCATTTTTTTAATAAAGTCTGCTCTAGTTGTGCTATTTATTTCCCCTTGTCTATTATAATAACCTGTATTTTCATCAAATCCTTCAATATTATTATTTTCCATATATGATCTTATAACAATAACTATTACTGCTGCAAATAAAAGCATTTTTATTATAAAATTTTGCTTGGTTATTACATAATATAATCTAAATTCACAACTAATTTTAACAAATAATAATGTTAATATAAATAATATAATATATAATAGATAATTCATTTCTAATATATATTATAGATATTTTTATCTCTTTGAAGTTTCCTTTATTACTAAAAGAACTACTATGACTAATCCAACGGTCCATATCCCAGATTGTGCTGACATCATCGTTCTAGATATATCTAAATCTGCCTTCATTTTATTTAAGGTATCTCTATCTAATGAAGTATATCCCTCTTTCTTATCAGTATTTTTATTATCTTTAATAATTTCTTCAACCAATTGTTTAATATTATTTTTACCTGATATAAATTCTAATCCTTGTTCTAAACTACCCATAATGATATTATATATACTAAATATAAAATTATATATAAATCATAAAAATTTATTTAGAATTGCTAGACTTAGAATTGCTAGACATGGAATTGCTAGACATGGAATTGCTAGATGCTAGTGGATTTTTAATATTACCTTTAAATTTTAATTTAAATAAAAATAAAAGTCCAGCAATACCTATAACTCTAATAAAAATATTTAATTTATGAAAATTGTAAATATCAACTTTATCACTAATCATTTGTTTTGGTGTAAGTTCATCCTTTTTGGTAACAGAATTATCATTTTCTTTAATTCCTTTAACTACTCCAGTAATTGTTTCTAATTCTTGTTCTAATGTGGTTATAGCAGTAGTTAATAGTCCTTTTTTTGAATCTAAATTAGTTATTAAATCATTATAGAATTGTTCATTATAACTTCCTTTATTTTCATTAGGATTGGTATGAAATGCGTGTTTAGGAAATAAGGCCTTTAACTCATTTAATTGTGCATTATATTCACTTTCTAATGCATCCAATTCATTTTCTGATGTATAATCTACTAAACTACTCATATACTTATATATAGTTATATAATAACAGAATAGAAAAATATATAATAATTTGTATATGAATAACTATTTTAAGCACAAATACGATAATACATTGATGTAACAGAATTTTTACTAGAACGTGTAATTTCACATACTTCTGTTGGTCGTAATCCAATAGCAATAGCCACGGGATCTAATCTGCTTATTTCAGGAAACATTTTATCATCTGTAATATTGTACTTATTTTTAATACCTACTTTTTCATTATTAGATAGTACTTTATGAGGTGGAACTAAAGAATGCTCTAAAATATTAAAACCCAACCTTTTCATTCCAATTATACCAATATAAATGCCTTTGGTTTCCCATATTTCTTTAATTAAAGCATTAATAGTATCATTAGGGTCATTTATAGAAATAATTAATAGGTCATCTGTTTTATCAATAATTTTTTCTAAATTGATTAAATCATCTGTTAATTCTTCAATATTTGCTGGTTTTAATACTTTATCTAAGAAATATTTAACATAAACCTTTTTTTTATCTGGTTGGTCTTCACGTTTTGATAGTAATAAATCAAGTTGCTTATTTTGATACATTAAATTAACATCGGTAATACTAAATTCATCATAATCGCTTATATCATATCCTCTTGCATACAATAATTTCATCAAATTATTTCTAGCATTATATATAGTAGATACTGTATCACTATTAGACATATTTACTTCTTATTTATTAAATAAATATATTTTTATTTAGTTTCAATTTATAATTAAATAACATTAACTATAAATTATTAACTATAAATTATTAACTATAAATTATTAACCTACTACCTTTATTTCTTTTCTTTCACTTTCATTACTATTCTCTTCTTCATTTTCTGGATATTTATCACCATTATTATTCATAACAGTAGATAAAGTGGGAACACCTACATTTTTAATATCCTGTATTGAATTTGTTATATTTGCATTTTCTTCTGAAATAGTAATTTTAGGTTTTGGTTTATCGTCTTCATCTTCGTCTTCATCCTCCTCACTATCAGAAGTATCATTTTCATTATAACTGGGTCTAAATGGCACACTATCTTCATCATATTCATTGTTACTATTAGGTGGTCTATATATTGGACTATTTTCATTTCCATAGTCACTTCCGTAGTCACTTCCATAATCATCTTCTATTTTAGTCAAATCACTTAATCTAGCAATTCTTGTAGTATCTGGTTCACCAAGTTCAAAATCATCAGTTGTAATTACAACATCATCACCATCTATTCCTACTAATTCCCATACTCTACCAGATTTTGCGTCTTCATTTAAAGCAACCTTATCACCTTCTTGTAAAGACATTTGTTCTTCTGTAAGTGGTATTTCAGGTTTAAGTTCAGGCGGTGGCGGAGGTGGCATACCTTCAGGTGTACTAGGTTCAAAATTAGGTGATGGTGGCGGACCTTCGGGTGTAATAGGTAATGGTGGTGCACCTTCTGGTGTACTAGGTGATGGAGGAGTTGTAGCTTGTAAAACTTCTTGATTACCTATATCTGCCATATCAATTCTCTCACCTTGACTATATGTCTGCGCTTTCTTCCTGGTATAACCTATAACCTTATTAATTAATGTTTCTAATTGATACTCAGGTCGTTTTTCAATTAAATCAACATTGTCTGAGACTTCTTTGGCTATTTTATTAATATTGTTAGAATAGTTCATATTATCAAATTGGTCTATATTTTCATTAGTAATAATTCTAAGTTGAATATTCATAGTAGCTAATTCCTGTATAAGAAGTTTAAGCGAATATGGTACACGTAACAAGCTAAATGATCTTCCAAATCTACTAATTCTTTCTAGATTAAGTTCACCTTCCATGTTTTCATTAAATTTAATAGGACCATCAACATGAGGACTTAAAAATAAATTTTTGTTTTCATTACATATAGCAAGTAATCCTGTTTTATTACAAACAGCAATATAATATTCATCGCCTCTTATTAACATTGATTCATTTAAGAATTTAGTCATACCGTTTCCTATTACACCATCACGTTCCATTTCTCCTATTCTTAAACCACCATCATTTGCTCTTCCACCAACGGTTTGTCTTGTAAGCGCGGTTCTTGGACCTCGGGCACGATAATTTACTTTATCCTTAACCATGTGTTTAAGTCTCATATAATAAGTTGGTCCTATGAATATTTCTGTCTCTAATTGCTCACCTGTCATACCATTATAAAGCAACTCATTACCGCTTGAGTGATAACCCAATTCATTTAATAAATCTCCGTATGCCTCGGTCTTTTGTCCTACGTTTTCAAACGCTGTACAATCTCCGGCTGCTCCTACGCCTAAATTCACTTTCCCGGTTAACGATTCTACTAATTGTCCAATAGTCATACGAGACGGTAAAGCATGTGGATTGATAATTATGTCTGGTCTAATACCTTCTTCAGTAAAAGGCATATCCGATTCAGGAAGTAAAATACCACATGTTCCCTTTTGACCACAACGGCTACAGAATTTATCTCCTATAGCAGGTATTCTTTCTTCGCGTATTCTTACTTTTGCTAAACGGAAACCTTCTTCGCCTTCCGTCATAAATGCTTTATCAACGTATCCTAGTTGACCCTTCTTAACACCTACAGAGTTATCAATATATTTACCTGGAGTTTCCGGATCAGAAGCGGTCATTCCTATTATAATTTTCTTATCGTCGAGTTTAGTATTTTCTCTTATCATACCATATTCGTTAAGTTCGCTATAATCATATCCAGGTTTCAACCCAACCACATTTGCGTTTTCTATGTTTTTAAATGTTTTGTTAACCATAGTATTTGCTACCTTACTACTTTCTTCTCTTTTTTCATACATATTAAAATATGTAGTATTGAACATTCCACGAGCAACAGACGCAGCATTAAAAATAATAGCATCCTCAACATTATAACCTGAATAACACATAATCGCAACTACAACGTTCAAACCATATGGATGTTCTTCACCGTTGATATATTTTGTATATTTAGACTTAATAAGCGGTAATTGACCATAATTCAAGACAACACCCAATTTATCAATACGGTTTTGGTAATTAGAGTGATACAAAGAAACTGCTTGCTTACTTTGACCACAGGAGAATAAATCACGCGGAAGTTGGTTATTTGCAGGAAATATGATTTGGTTACCCATAACGCCAAGCATTAATGAAGAATGTATTTCTGCGTGGGTATGACGGGTCTTAGAAAAATCTATAGTGTTAGATGTAGATATATATGCCGTTTCAGCCTCAGCAGTATCCATAAATTCTACTATCGCTTTAGTTCTATTCAAAGTTTCAGCAGTAATAGTTACACCTAATTTACCATCTTTGCTCTTGTCTTTACCTTTGTCTTTACCTTTGTCTTTGCCTTTATCCTGATTTATATTAGCACCTATATTATAAAGTTCTTCTAGTGATTTATAAACTCGCTGATTCATAATATCAAAATCAGCACCTGATTTCTTGGGCATAAAACCTGAAACTAATTGTTCCCAACTATAATTCTTTGTTTCAAATAATTGTCTATTTATAACTTTATTCTTATAAGATATTTCTCTTAAAATATCAGCATCTTTACCTGCGTCTTTTCCCGCCTCTTTGGTGCCATTATATACGTTATCAACATATAATATAGGTCTTGTTAATCTACCCGAATCTGTATATATAAATATTATGTTTTCTCTGATGTTCCAAGAAATACTAGTAAACATTGGTATCATTCCTATTCTTCTATAAAATTTCATTAAATTGTATACTGCTTCGGGATTATCTATTATACCACACCAATAACCATTTACAAATATTTTTGTACAATTATTGATATGTTCTGGGGAACTTTGTTCAAGAGATATCATATTAATCGGATTAGAATACAAGAAATTTATTATGCTTTCTCTAGGATAACCACTTGTAACATTAGTAGCAATCGCCATATGTTTATGAAGACCCACATTTCCTCCATCGGGGGTATCTACTGGATCAATTAGCCCCCATTGAGAACTATGAAGTAATCTTGGTCCTACAACCTTAGCACTTGAATCAAGCGGTAAATTACATTTTCTAAGTTGTGAAAGCGCTGAATTAAAAGAAAGGCGATTTAAATCTTGAACGACCCCAATCTTTTTAGTATGTGCCGCCGAACCCCAGTTACCTTTAAACGCTTTTTTAACACCTGTCTCAGTATGTCTTTCACGAAAATATGCTGGATAATTATTGGTAATTAAATCTATAAATCTTTCATCATTGTAACTACTTTGATGATATGTATATTCTTTATCAATAGTTTGATAAATATGCTTTTGTTGTATAGAATAATATTCATTAAATAAATCAAATAAAAGTGTCCCTGGTAACTCTATTCTTTTAAAATTAAAACTATCTCTATCAGTTGGCGATTCTGATTTAATATAAACCATAAGCAATTTTTTTACCATATACCCAAGAAAATAGGCCTTTTCAGTAAAATTTAGTTCGCCAATATGCGCGAAAAAATAATCGCTTAATAAGTACATTATATGATGTAAACTTTTATATTTAGTAAATGTTGCTATATATTTGAGTGCGGTTTCCTGGGTAAATATAGTTCCAGCATCATGAATAGAAGGTATGAATAATTCCAATAAACTTTCATTTTTATCTATATCTAATAAACAATGTTTAATTATGTCTTTATCTGAAATTATACCTAGTGCTCTAAACACTATAAACAACGGAATGGGTTTTCTTACGTTTGGAATATTAACAACAATATTATTATTTGTTAATTCTGCAGTAGGTGCTACAATTTTTACTGATAAGGTTCTTACTGGTTTAGATGCATCTTCACTAATACTTCTTATTTCAGCACTATGACTATATGTATCTTCCTTATTATTTGCCCTTATATATATCATATTGTCAGCGAACTTTTCCTGACATATAATCGATTTTTCTTTACCATCTATGATAAAATAACCACCTGGATCATTTCTACATTCACCCATGTTAAATCTTGCTTCTTTAGGTAATCCATTCAAAACACATAAGTTAGACCTAAGCATAACTGGAAAGCGTCCTAATAATATTTTTTCTAATGTAATTGTTTCTTTTATCATATTTACTTTACCTTCTCCATCAGGTTGTGTTAATATGTTGAATTCTATATCTACATCGAAATGTATAGAAAACGAATAATTCATATTTCTTAATCTAGCTTCATTAGGATACATAAAATGACTTACCTTTCCACCTATAACACCTTCTTTGTCATATTCATCATCATATATAATTGGTTTACCATAGTATAATTTATTTCCACTCTTTCCTCCAATATAAATATCAGCATTTAAATTATACTCACCTTTATCATTTTGTATTTTCATAATTTTTATTGGATTTTTTTCCTTAATTATTTGTGGTATCCCTTTTTCTATAAAATCATTATACGATGATAGGTGATGTTGTACTAAATAATTAGGGTTGTCCTTAAAGTATTTGTCTATTATTTCCCACATTAATTCATTAGAATTTATGTTATCTGTGTTATTTTTATCATTTCTATCATTTTTATCACTATTTATTTTATCACTGTTTATTTTATCAATATAATTACTATTCATTTTATTATTCTTATATATTATAACATAAGCATATTTTTTTTAATATTATTATGTTATAATTAAATAAATGTTTTAATTAAATGTTTTAATTAAATGTTTTAATTAAATGTTTTAATTATCTTCTTCTATTTCTTTTATTTTTTAAACTTTTTTTATATTTTCTTTTTCCTCCACCTTGGTCACAGAGACATCTACGTCTACGTCTCTTATTTGACCTTGATTTAGAACCTCCACTCATATTTACACTACCATTATTTGCATCTGCGTTATTGTTATTTGCATTTGCGTTATTGTTATTTGCATTTGCGTTATTGCTATTTGCATTTGCGTTATTGTTATTTGCATTTGCGTTATTGCTATTTGCATTATTTGCATTTTGTCTATTTTTTTCACTGTTTACATTAATATCAGAATTCTGTTCAAGTGTATTCTCTCGTTCTGTTTTATAACTTCCACCTTGAAATCCAGGTGCTTTATATACTCTGCTATCAGTTGCTACACCATTTACTAAACCGGTTAATCCTCCGGTAATAGCGTTTCCTATTCTTTTTATAAACCCACCTCTTTGCATACGTCGTGTTTTTCCTCTTTTTACATTTCTTTTACCTCCATATTTTGTCTTTCTTTTTATAGTTTTTCTTAAATACCTTCTAGATTTATTTCTTATATTTCTTGTCATCATATATAATTATATAATATTAAATTTTAATTATATATTATCTAAAATATGAGATTTTGATATTATGTTTATATTATGCTAATACTTATACTAGTTTGTATAATTGTAACGCAACTAAACCACCTGCGATTTGTGATAATATATATGGTATAAGTTCCGCACCAGGTAATTTATTCTTAGCAACCATCATTATACTTACAGCAGGGTTAAAGTGTCCACCTGATATCTTACCACCTATTACAATAGCAAGTGCTAATGCTGCACCAATTGCTAAAGGATTTCCTGTCGCTAAAATAATAAATAAAAAGAATAAGGTTCCTATAAACTCAACTAAATACTTATTTACTTTCATTCTTTATAATAAATATTAATATTTTAATTAATATAAATTTATAAATTTATAAATTTATTTGGCCCCTTTTTTTGCTGGTGCTACACTTCCCCCTGAACGTGCTTTTCTTGTTGCTTGTGTTACTGTATTTTTATTAGCACCATCTGTGTAATTAGTTACATGTGTGTTAGATGAATTGGCATATGATGATTTGCCAATAGCATTTCTTCGTAAATTAGCGGTATAGTCAGAAGAATCATTATAGTTTCTTCCACCGCCACCGTCTTTAGATGCTACTAAACGATTTAATGCAAATAATCCACCGTGAGCAGCAGTGCCACTTGAAGTTAATCTAGTAGTAGAGGATAATCCAGTATAAGTATTAGACATAAATATGTAACTATATAGAATATAGATATATATTTTTTGTATTTGTTAAGATATTTCTTTAAAAATTTAAATTAGTTTAATTTAACGCTTGTAGAAAGTTAAAGGCCCTTTGGTGTGCTTCTTGTAAGTTTTACCGTTGTAAGAAAAACTTGGGGCACCGCTCTTTTTTGCCTTGATCATCGCGCTAAAAAAACCATTAACCTTTCTTTTTTTTCCACTTTTTTTGGCGGCTTTTTTGGTGGCTTTTTTGCTTCCCTTTTTCCCTTTTCTTCTTTTACCACCGAATAAACCAGCGCTAGCACTTCCAGATACACTTGGTTTAGGTAATACATCTACGCTTCCGCTAACAGCTGCGTTAGGACTGACGTGTGCGATATTTAAAGTAGCATCCGCACCTGCTTCAGCACCAAGAATAGGAGCAGGCATAAGGTGTTGTAAGGCACCACCTCTCATTCTTCTAGCACCGCGAGTTTTTCTGCTACCGCGTGAATTACGTCTTTTTAAAGTTTTTCTTGCCATTTTATATATTATATAAATATTTTTTTCAGAATTTAATTAATATTAAATTTCTATTAATTAAATTATTTAATCAATATAATGTTCCTATTTAATCAATATAATATTCCTAAATTTATCTTCTTAAACGCATTATTGCTGAATAAGACCCGTTATTTGAACCACCAAATGTTTTATCGTTATAGTTTCTAGTTTTGCCTTGAAGTTTCTTAAATCTAATATAATCGGATGAATCATATACAAAGTGTTGATTTCCAGAGGCACCATCACCATTTCCTGCACCGTTATATGATTTTGCTAAACCGGCAAATCCGCCAACGCGGCTACTTACTTGGTCTGAACCACCCCCGATGTTTTGTCTAGACATTGGATCACCTGCATTCATAGCTAATCTAAATGGGGTTTGCGCTAGGGAAGATGTCATAACGTGAGTACTTCCTACTAGATTAGTTATATCATGAATCACCTCCGACCCCTCGCCCGGTAACTGCCGAAACTTCCGACTGTTAGGTTGTAAATATAAATGAATTGTATTGAATTGGTTTTTATATATCCCACTGGTTACTTGTACATTATCAAATGTCCATAAGGTATTAACATTGCCATAGTATCCAGGGGTTAATATACCGATATTGTTTGTTCCATTGAAACTTACTACAAATGTATATGTAACATTATTCGCATCAAAGGTATAAGTTCCATTACGCAGTGCCCCATTTGATAACCAATCCGCTCCCGACTTGCTGAATCTATAAGAGTTAGCAAATGCTTTGCGTATTACATATCTGTCTCTTGGTATTACACTCGTATCTAATGTTATGCCTGTAATTTTGGGAGCAATTCCGCGAATTCCTCCTCCTAAAGTTGTTTGATCAAAACCTGACATTATATTATAATATATTTATATAATTATATTATATTTAAAAAATTTAATTATATCTAAATAAATTCATAACAATGTTTAAAATAAAAAATATTAGCATTATTAAAAAGTTTGATTGTATTTATTCCTTACTAATAATTCTTGGAACAATATTCATTGTAGTTAATTCTTGCCATAAAAGTTTACACGAATACGGCATATTTATCCTAGCGAAATCCTTTCTGTTTTCACAATTCTTACAGAAATGAATATTTAGTTTATCATTATATGATGCTATAATACCACAATTATTACATGCATATACAACATATTTATCAGAAGCATCATATATACGACCCTTTGTAAACTTAGTAGCGCCGTGGGAAATCATACAATCACGCTCCATTTCACCAAATCTCAACCCACCATCACGCGCTCTACCTTCTGCTGGTTGTCGAGTTAAGTTAACCATAGGACCTATTGCCCTACTATGCTGCTTATCTGAAACCATGTGCTTAAGTCTTTGGTAAAAGCATGGACCCATAAATATAGAGGTTTCTATTTGTTCACCTGTTAAACCGTTATAAAGAAGTTCATTGCCATGAGATTCATATCCAACATCTAACAACTTATCTGCTATATCTTTAATTTTTAATTCAGTAAAACTTGTACCATCTCCAAACAAACCTAATTCTAAAAGAACCTTCCCAAGCAATGTTTCTTTTAGTTGAGCAATAGTCATACGAGAAGGTATAGCATGAGGATTAATAATGATATCTGGTTTTACTCCTTCTGCCGTAAATGGCATATCTTCTTCTGGAATAATATTTCCAATAGTGCCTTTTTGTCCGTGCCTACTAGAGAATTTATCACCAATAACCGGTTTCCTTACTGTTCTTACTCTTACTTTGCAGAACGTATACCCGTCACCATTTTTATCAATGTAATTTTTATCAATATAGCATTCTTCGTTAGTTCTAAAAGTATGACTTGCGTCTTCGTATTTCAAAAGCTTAGTATGGTCATTTCTGTTTTCCTTTATAGGTATTATCTTTCCAATAATAATATCGCGATTTTCTAGTAAAGTGTTTTCAGGTATAACACCCTTACCATTCAGTTTATTGTAATTACCAAACTTAATACCCTTAGTATTTGCCTTGTTTGGTTTACACCTTACCTCATCATCTCCGTGAAGTTTCTTGTCCTCATCTTTTTCTGTATGATATATAGTTGCCTGAAACAATCCTCTGTCTATGGAACCCTTGTTAAACATTATACTATCCTCCTGGTTATAACCTGTATGTGTCATAATAGCAACAACTACCGGCATACCTGATGGGATCTCGTTCAACTGTAGAATATTCATTACCCGAGTATCTACTAAAGGTCTGTGTGGATATGTTAAAACATAACTGGTCTTATCCATTCTATTGTCGTAATTAGTTACGTATACGCCCATTGCTTGTTTACCCATAGCACATTGATACGTATTTCTAGGAGATTGATTATGCTCTGGAAATGGAATACAACTCGCTAAAATTCCGAATATAGTACTTGGATCTATTTCACAGTGAGTATATTTATATATAAAACTGGAATTATTGGTATTATCGGTATTATCGGAATTCATATTAATCAGTTTTGACTGCTTCATAGATATCATAAATGATTGTTGCTCTTCAGCATCTATGTATTCT